ATATGAAGTGATTGCTCTAATGGATTTAACATCATTTATTGCTACCCAATTTGAAACAACAGTTCTATATTTTTTATATGTTGATCCATTTTTATTATATGTATCAAAATCACACATATCACATATTCTATTTATTATTTCATCATTAGAATTATAAATATGTGTATTTTTATTGATTTTTAATTTCTCTAATAAAAAAGAACTTAAATTATTCATGATTTTTCTTATACCATTTAATTCTTTTAATATGTATTCCACTATTGTAAAACATATTTGATGTTTCAGCACCACTTTTAATTTTCCATTTAGATGCATCAAAATTTAACTTTTTACAAAATGCAAACATACCATAAAATTCTTTTGCACTGGATACATCCCAATTTGAAAGATCTGATTCAAAATTAATACATTTATTAAACATTCCCCAGAATTTAGTTACTTTTCCAACATCCCATCTACTAAGATCACAATTAAATTTAGTGCAATTAAAAAACATTTGTGTCATATCTGTAACATTGGATACATCCCATCTACTAATATCTATATCAAAATTTTTACATTCATAAAACATTTTTTCCATAGAAGTAACATTACTTACATCCCAAAAAGAAATATCTCCATTAAAGTTTTCACATTTATAAAATGTATTTTCCATAGAGGTAATATTAGATGTATCCCAATATCTTGTATCAATATTATGAGGGTCTAAATTAACAAATAAATAGTCAAAATTATTTATTTTACTTACATCAATATCATTAAGATCAGCATCTTTGCCTCTTTCTTCTAATAATTTTTTAAGAATGTTTTCTAATTCTTCTTTTGTTTCAGGAGTATAATTGTATTCAATCTTTTTAATTTTGGTTGAATCGTTTATCTTTAATTTTTCTGTTATATAATTATTTAAATTATTCATAATTAAATAGTATTTGTATTGTAAAAATATCCAACAGCATGGTTAGATAATATCCATTCATGTATTTGTTGCATTTCTTCATTTGCCATATCTCTCCAAACTTGGTAATTAAGTGTTGTACCACCGGGAAGTTTAAATTCAATAGTACCCATAATAGTAGCCATACTTCTAAGGCCTAAACAAACACAATATCTGAAGAAATAATAATTCTTATAAAGATCCTGAATTTTAATTCTTTGAAATACATCAAGAATTAAATCACTATTTCCAAGAGCACCTTGTATAATAAGATCATTACTAAATTCATTATAATCATATGTAAGTGGAGAGTCAAACATATACTTATATGTATCAACTTCATATAATGCTCCCATTACATCAGTTAAATTATATCCCATGCCAGAACCGAATACATCACTAAGACTACCACCGGTTCCAGATGCAAGAGCAGAATTATTAAGTATCATTCTTTCAAGACTAAAATCACCCATTACACCATAATTAAAATTACCAGTTGTTTTATATACACCAACTACTGATAAAATCTGTGGAGGTAATTTTACTATATTATTAGGACCACACTTATTTATTTGAGCATTTGGTAAACAATACCATTTATGTTGACATGCTTGGTCATCATTTTGCCAAAAATATTGTGCAGCCTGAAGAATAAGTGGCGGAATGGCAGACGCTGGTATTGGTAAGTTTAATGCACAACTTTGGGTTAATTCTTGAATAATTCTTTGAATGAACTGATAATCAATCTGATCTTCCATTTGTTGTTTTCTTTTTAAAAAGTCTTCCATGGACATCTGAGGTTGATTTGTTGTTTGTGTAGTTAAATTTGTTTGACAATTTTCATTCATATAGTAATATCTATAATTAGTTATATAAAAATAAAGATTATAAATAATTCTGGATTTATATATGAATAAAGTCAATCAAAAATTCTATTATAAATAAAAGTAAATATATTGGGATTTGAGGATGGAAAATAATTCAATTAACACTGAATTATCGAATATAAAGAAGATAAATAATATTTATGCAAATAAAGAGAAAAAGTCATTAACCGAAATTCTTACTGAGTTTCAATATATGAGCAATGATTTCTCTAAATTAAATGATAAAATCGAAAAAAATAAAATAGCTTATTCCAATTCTAGATTTGATTTATGTACTCTTGATGAACAAAGATTATTTGTAAAAAAACAACTTCAATTAATAGAAACTCTTGTTACCGATAAAATTTATTATACCGAAGGTGTTGTTTGGAACTGGTATGATATTTATGCTCTTATGCATAATAAAGATTATGCAATGGTTAACAAGAATGAAAGAAAAGTAATATTCTCAACCGCTGATACACATCGTCCAATTGGAGACCAAGCATATAATATGTGGAATGGTCTTCAAATTATTGATATGGATATTAAAAATGAAAATTTATCTAGAGAATTGAAAACAATTCTTTTTGATGAACTTAATAAATATCCATGGTTTCTTGGTGTATCATTTTCTTCTTCTAAAAAATCCCTACATGTTTGGACAAAGATAAGACCAATTTCTCCAACACTTGCACAAAGAAGAATCGAATTTAGATGTAATTTCAGACATAAATATTCATACATATACCTTATACTTCTTAAGTATATGGATAAATTTGGATATACAAAAGAAGATATTATATCATATCTTGATAATGCTATGGCTAAACCACAGCAAGGTATTTTTATTGCATATGACCATCCATTTATAAATACTAATTTTATTAATGAAAGACTTGATGTAACATTTGAATCTGCAATCAATACTGGAATAGAATCTATTGATTGGATTACACATCCTGATTTAAAACAAATCTTTGCAAAGTTGGAATGGTTTGATAATGATAATAAAGAGAATCAGGTAAATATCAAAAGAGATGATATTGAAAATATAGATTATAGAAATACTTCAAAAGATAAAGGTAAGATTCACTATAAACATAATCAAAGATGGCAATTAGCTAATACTCTTGTATATATTTATGGTGAAGATAAAGCCTTTAATATAATGTGTGAAATTTGTGAAGGAACATCAAGACGAGAGCTTAAGGGTGATGTTCACACCGCGGCAATTCATAATAAACCAATATCAGTTTGGGCTATTAAAGAATTGAATAATAATCATGGATTTAATTTTAAAGTTCCTCAATCTGGTGAACAATTAAAAGAAACTCTAGAAAAAGTTGAAGAGGCAAAACCAGTAGATGTAAAAAATCTTGGAGTTAATCCTATCGGAGTAATTAGCAACAATACAAAGGTAATAAATCTTTATATCAATAAAAATCAATATTTAAGTGATATTAAAGATGATATATTAAAAAATCTTTCTAAGATCACTCTTCTTGAAGCTGGTGCTGGTTATGGTAAAACTGAAATGATTAAAGCATTTAAAAGTAGAGTTTTACTTATACTTCCATTTACTTCAATTATTAAATCTAAAATCGAATTAGATGAAAAAACAGAAGATTGGTTATATTATTATGGATCAAAAAGACCAACACTTGAAGAACTAAGTGGAACTCAATCTATATCAATGACTATTGATAAATTTAGCCATCTTAATCTTATGGAACTTGATATGGCTAATTTTGAATATATAGTTATTGATGAATCTCATTTATTGTTCACAAGTTCATATAGAGATGTTATGTCACCTACTATTCAAAGAATTGCTAATTGTAAAGCAAAAGTAATTCTTATGACTGGTACTCCTACTGCTGAAGTTCTTTTCTTTCAAAATATTAATCATATAATAGTTAAGAAAGAAGAAACAAGAATTAAGGAATTTACAACATATTTTTGTCCAACAGAGAATGAACAATTAGGTGAGATGATTAATTCTATGGTTGAAGATGTAAAAAATAAAATTAAGATTCTTTGGCCAACAAATAGAGGTAGTACATATTTTGAACAAATCATAGCACTTGTTAATTATGAATTAACAAAACAAGGATTACCAGAGTTAAAGGCTTTTTATTATAAAAAGTCAAACTATGGAGATGATTCAATGGATAATATCAATAGAAATAAAAGTATTGGTGATAATGATATAATTGGTTGTACAACATATCTTTCTGTTGGTATTGATATTTGTGACACAAAAAAGTTTCATATTTATTTTGATAATACTATTATTTGCCAAGATATTGAACAGTATGCTAATAGAATTAGATCAAATGATTTGTATGTAAAAATGTTTCTTCCAATGAATATAAATGGAAATATGATTAATTGGAAAGAACAAAATACTCTTAATCTTCGTTTACAAGAAGATGAAATCGTATTTGTAAGAGACCTAGTAAAAACTGCTAATGATATGATTGAAAGAAATCAGGATGAATCAAAATACAATCCATTTATTCTTTCATTACTATCAGCTAATAAATTCTTAAAATATGATGAAATTGATTGTAAATATTATATCGATGAAACCGCATATAAACTTCAATTTTTTGAAAAGAAGTACATTGATTGGGGTAAGCAATATCTTGTAATTAAAGAAGGTATGAGATATTATGGATATGATGTAAAAGAAGTATATATTAATGATACAATGCCTGAAGCTAAAATTATAGATTTTGAAGATCTAAAGAAAAGAGTAAGGCATAAAAGATGGGATGAATATACACAAAATGTTAGAAAATTCTTATCTCATATTAATGATAATAATATTGATATATATAAAGAAGTTTTAAGAGGTAATATAGAGATATTTAAAGGTAATGGTACTAATAAAGATGGTATTTCTTATGAAGAAATCAGAGGTGAAAATCAACTATATGTAGAAAGCATCGAAGTTCTTGAAAAGAATACTCCAATTGTTGTTTCATTATATAGATTTTATAGTATTGAAACCATAAAAGATATTTATGAATTTTGTATAGATAAAAAATCAAATAGATTAAATCATACAAAATTGGATAGAATCAGAAAATTTGTTAATATTGAATATAACCGAAAAAAGAATAAACTAGATTTTCCTATTCTTAAATATGTTCAAGATGCACAAAAATTTGCAAAAACTCATCCAGAAATAAGTAGGTATGATATTGATATGTTTAATGCACAATATGCTGCTGATTATGCAAATTCAATTGAAGGTCTTGTTGTTGATGATAATACATATTATGAAGAAATTTTTGAACTTATAAAAGAACTTTGGAAGGTAATCATTATTGAATCAAAAGCTAATAAAGATGGAAAAATCAGAATAGTTCCGTTCGAACTTACTTGGCAAAGAAAAGATGTTCTACAAGATATGTATGGTAATGAAAGTACACATGAATTCTTGATTCAGTGTCTTGAAGATGAGATGGAAAAGAAATTAAAAGAAGAAGCTGAACAAGAAGTAGAACTTCCAGACTTTGAAAGAAAGAATAAATTAACTATAGATCAAATTAAAAGTGATATTCCAAATATTATTCATGATGGATTTAATTATTCTAAGTATTCTGAAGAAGATGGTTCTAATGAAAGATTCTTAAGAAGACAAGAAAATACTAAGAATATTGAACCAATGATAAAGATGCAAAATGAAAAGAATACCATTTTTAAAGAAAATGATTTTGAAGATAATAATGAAGAATTAAAAGATTCTTTGTTTAATAAAGAACAATTATATGATTATCAAGAAGATGATGCAATAAATTGATAATATATTAATTTATATCTTTATTTTTACATAGATTATATATAGAGGTAAATAAATTTATGGATTCATTAAACATAATTAGTGATATTGGTAAGCATATCACTGAATTAAACGAAAAATTAGATAAAAATTCTAAAGCAACAACTATTGCTTTTTCATATTTATATTCTAAAATAGAAGATTTAGATAAAAATCAAGTTGATTCAAAAAAATTATCAGAAAGAGTAACTTATTTTAAAACAGCTCTTTCTGATACAAATTCTGATATTTCAAGATTATCTTCTTATGTTACTAAATTAAATAATGACAGTAATAATTATATTATAAATACTGTATCTCCATTAGAAGCTGAAATAAAAGATATTAAAAAAGAAATAAGTGATATTAAAGAAAGTATCACTATAATAAATGAATTTATTAAAAAAATAGAAGAAACACCAGATAATTATATTTTAATTAGAAAGGAAAACAATTTTAAAAAATTCATTGATAAAATAAATAATTTCTTTTATAGAATATTCCATCAAAAACAGATAAAAGAACAAATTAGACTTCAACAAGAGGAAGAAGAAAGAAAACGTTTAGAAGAAGAGGAAAGAAAAAGAAAAATAGAAGAAGAAAATAAACGTAAAATAGAGTTAAAAAGAATAGAAGAGGAAAAGAAAAAAGAAGAATCAAGGAAAAAAATAAAAGAATTAATTAAAAAATGATAATCGCATCAATCGTAATAGTTTTTATAATTTCTATCATATTATTTATATTTTCTTTATCTGAAATTAATAAATTATCTAATACTATTAAAGGATTATCAGAAAATGTAAAAAATATTAATTCTGAATTAGAAACTATAAAGAAAGATATTGTAGAATTAAAAGAAAATCCTGCTGAATTTACTAAAAGATTTAGTATGGTTGATTTTAAAATCGCTAATATAAATAAAGCATTAGAAACATTTAATAATGGCTTTTCTACGCGTCCTTCTACAATGTTTTAATAGAAACTATATATTTTGATTTATCCGCTATTAGGCGCAACACAGGATATATTTACCTCAATATATTTACATAATCTAAAAAGTGAAAAGAGTCGTTATCACAACGACTCTTTTCTATGTAAAACAAAACAAACATTATGAAAGTCTATCTAGAATGATAGACGGTTTTATATATAGAAAAAGTGTAGATTACTCTACACTTTCAAAAGTATTCTCAATACCTTCATATGC